TTAGTTTCAGGCATTTCACACCCTCACCCATGTTCCACCAGCAGCGGCAACTGGAGTCCAGTTCGTTTCGGTGTCTGTAACATCAGTCCATGTGTCGGAATTGCTTGCGACGACATCCCATGTTGTCTCGGTATCGGTCACAGGAGTCCATGAACTCTCATCAACCTGGACATTGCTCCACTCGTCGCCTTGCTTATTCGCAAGACACCCAACCGAGGCCAAAGCGTTGACCGAGGCAAACGCCGAGAAGGTCGCATTCGCTACGCAAGTGACCGTGGCCTCTGCCGTGACGCTGGCTTGACCGCTTGCAACCAATCCACCGAGACAGGTCACCACAGAGGTAGTGGTGATGTCTCCAGAGCCAAACTGAACTCGGATTGCACTACAAACAACCGAGGCCGATCCCTCAAAAGAACCAGCTCCGAATTGAACCCGAATGCCTTGAGCCGTTACCGCTGCATCAGCAGTAATCGATCCTGCTCCGAACTGAACCCGTGTTCCGTTTGCCGTAGCACTCGCAGAAGCCGCAATAGAAGCATCCCCATCCCACCGAGTAACGCTTGTGATGTATAGAGGCGAATCAAGCGTTAGAGTCAGGTCATCTAGACTCGCCTTGAGGTTATCAAGGGAGTCTATTGTCCACGGTGGGTAGAGATCAGCCATTACGTCAGTGTGACCGTGAGCGAACCAGCAGCGATGCGGAACACATCACCCGTGGCGATGGTTTTAGAGGCATCCAAAGGCGTGTGATACAGCAGATTCCCGCCGGATAGAGCATCTCGCAAGCCAATGAATGCCACAGTCCCCCACGAACCAGTCGCTTGAGGGAACTCCACCGCCGCCGAGTTTGAAGTTGCACCGTTTGACGGAGCGGAGAAGGTCACGCTCTGACGAGCATAAGCATTTCCACTCACCTCAGTACCCGTATCCGCATCGGTAGGGTCTGTGGTGTATAGCGCCACATAGACCGTGGTCGGGCTTGTATACGCCGTGTTCCGCAGAGTTGCGTTGATTAGCGCATTCTCAAGGTAGTTTGAGATTTCAGACATATTTATCTCCGTGCGAGAGTCATCGTCAGGGGAACACCTGCGTATTCTCCCCGATCATCGGACGCTGTGATAGTGTCAATTGCCCTTTGATACAGCGCGGCCCAGGTGTTCAGACGCTCATCATTCATGATGTAAGGCTCTGCCTCTCCCAAAGAAGCGTAAAGCAGCGCATCGGCACAGTTCGCCAGGAACACATTTGAGGTGTTGGAGTCGCTCAGATAGGTCGGAGCTGCGTAGTACAGCATCCGCACGTTGTAAGCAGAGTCCGGGATTGGTGCGAACTGGAAGTCACTCGCCAACAGGGTGTATTTCTTCGGAACGCCCGTGTTTGTTGCGTCGGCATTGCGATAGAAGATATTGGGAGAGAGGTACTCCAAAGCAGAGTTTGGAGTCGTATTCAGATGGATGTCCCGCATCTCCAGGAAGTCGCTCGGAAGCGATAGCGTGGAGTCATTAGCGGTCATCGCTGCATTGACCAGCTTGAGCATCTGACGAATCCGCAAGTCCCGGCGAAGGCGGTTCTCTGCGAATGTGATGAAGTCAGGAATCTTGCTGGTCAGATCAGACCGAGCCAGATAGTCTGCAACTGCGGTCTTGAGATCGGAATAGGTGGAGATAGCCATCAGACCCTCCCTGGACGGGTGCGGAATGCGCGGTTGTCAGGATGATTGAGCCACTCTTTGAATCGAGCCTGGTCAACCACATGGAATCCCCGCATGATGCCCTTTTTGTTGAGATCGTCAATCACCACCAAAGGAACCGAAGCGATCTTGTTCCCAAACAGTTGGTCACTCCATCTAGCACGCTCATCGTATGAGTTGAATTGGGCCTTATTGGACTCAATGATCCCACCCACGTCCTGCGAACTCTCGATCACGATCCCGCCATCATCAGCGGTGTGAGCCTTGCGCTGGACTACCTTGGTGTTTTTTGCGATTTCGTTGATGTTCATGTGAAAAAGGGGGCTGAGTTTCCCCTGCCCCCTTAGTTGTCACCGATAAATCGGCTTACGACAGGTCAGCGCAGATGCCGTGAGCGGCTTCGTTCTTGACCTCGAGGGTGTATTCCACCAGCAGCTGAGTGCGATCCGAGTCACCATTCTTCGCCAACTCATTGGTCTGGAAGGGACGCAGATAAGCAACAGCAGCGTACTCGGGATCAAGCACGAAGGCCACATCGTTAGCAGAGTTGCCCGACAGCATGAATCTGTTAGGTACACAAGACACGCTGCCGAAATCGGACAAATAGATGTCCGCTGCGCCAATTATGGTCGTCGGAGCATCCGAGGGGGCCATGTAACGCTGAGCAGCGATACCGGCAAAAGCCGAAACCGTCTGCTTGTGCGCCGGGGTCACCATCAGAATCTTCGGGCTACCACCAGACTCGAACACTTCCTTGATCACGGTCTTCAGGATGTCTTCCGTGAAGGTGCGGTTCGTGCCGTTCGTGCGAGCGGTCGTGCCAGAAGCACCAGCAGAGCCACCAGTTCCGAAGTCGCCGTTCGTGGCAAGCCAGGTCTGGAGGCCACCCAACACACGAGCCGTAGAACCAGCCGTGCCGTTGCTCTGAACGGTGTTGTTCAGGAAGGTGAACTCCATGTCGCGCTTGATCTCGGACGAAGCCTTCGACAGTTGATAGGCCAGTTCCGACTTGCGTCCAGCCTTGTCAACAGCTTGCAGCGTGCCGGTCACGCCGACAGTCTTCTGGCTGATCTGAGTGCGGTTACCAACACGGGTCGTCGGGCTGAGCGTCGCGGTGGAAGCGTCAGCACCTTCAACTGCGGCGTTAGCAGCAGCAGCGGCCAGGGAGTCGGTCTGCCACTCGTGGTAGACAGCCGTAGCCTTGGTTTTGCCCACGGTGGACATGAAAGGCGTGTCGGTGGGAGCGATGTTATAGATGATGTCGCTCAGGTCTTCGCGCAGACCGATAGCGGCGTAGGTACGAAATTGGGTCATGATCTTTCCTTAGAGTAGACGTTCAAACAGGGCCGCAGCATCGGAGACTTTTCCAGACTTCCTCAACTGCGAGTGAGCTTTCTTGACATTCTCGTCTGCAGCAGCCTTTTGGTTTGCCGCAACGCCTGGACGGAGCATCTTCGGTGCGTCTTGCATTTTCTTGGTTAACTCTGGCTTCTGTTTCTGGAGTTTCGCGTATTGCGCTGCCATCCACAGTACCTGAACCTGGCGAGAGTCATAGGCTTGTGAGAGTTCTTGGTCAGTAAACCCGACTTCCTTAGCGAAAGATCGAATTGTCTGCCTTACCTCGTTGCCTTTCTTCTCGTCCCCATATTCAGGAATAACCTCAGCCAAGCGCCTTGCTTCCTGCTGGATGTGCTGCTGGAGTACCGCCTGCTGCTCGGCGAATCGCTGTTGAGCCATTCGCTGCTGCTCGGCCTGCACCATCGCAAGCTGCTTCTCCCGTTCAGTCCGCTCTGCTACCTTGACTGCATAACCAATGGGGTCAACATCCTTTAACGCGTTGAGGTCTTCCCCTTCGTTTTGTTTACTTAGAAACTGCTCGATGAGGCTTAGGCGTTGAGAGTAGGCGTCCCTCGCTTGCTTTGCCTCTTCAATGGCGGCCCGTTCTGCTTCGACAGCTTTACGCTGCTCTGCTACGGACTGACTCTTTTTGGTGTAGTCCAGCCCCTTCTGATACCCGTCCACCAGTTCATCGAAAGTGACTTCCCTTTCCTCACCAGCGGCTTTCACACGGAATCGCTGCGGTTCAGGTTCAGTTTCGACTTCTTGGGTTTCAAGCTCTTCAGGTTCGGACGTCTCGACTTGTTCCTGGGGTTCTGGAGTTTCAGGAGTGGCTTGTTCAGCTTCCTTCGGCTCCATAAGTCCGAGAAACGCGCCTGCGGCTTCGTTCACCGACATCGAAACACTCCCTTGCGGGTCAGTGTCTGCCATTTGAGTTCCCTAAGTTTTACCAGGATGCGCCTGGCCGCTTACAGAATCTTCCATCGCCGCTTGACCAACTGGTCGCTAGAAGCTATGGAAGAAAAGTGCCCCATTATTTCATCAAGTACGCGCAATTTCAAATAGCACCGCTCTCGAATGTCAATGTCCATCTCATCCGAGTTCGTTAACTGACTTATCAGGGATTTCCTGATAGTGTCTATTTCCTCCTGAAACCATTCGTCACTCAGGAGGGTTTGAGCGCGTTCTGCCTTGTTCATCGGAATCCTTGCCCAATGTTGTAACCCATGCTCGGAAGCATCCCTGATGCGGAAGTGAACTGCTCAGGAGTTACTCCAAAGTTATTGAAGGCTCCCATACGGATCTGATCCATGCTGAAGCCTTGTCCGAGCGAATCAATGATTGCCTGGGCAACCTGAGCGTCAGTAAACTGCGTGGGGTTTGATAGCAGATTCGATTGCACCGATGTGATCGTGGTCGCATTCTCCGGTGCGGGTGACACAGATGTGATCGGGGTCACATCTTCAATCGTTGGTGGGACATAAGCAGCGGTCATTGTGGGTGCGGCCATGCTTTGATCTGACAGCAGGCTACCTCCAAGCAAGTCTGCGGCTCGAGAAACCTGCTCCACAGGAACACCATACACACGAGTAGCGCCAGCCATCGAATCTAACAAGCTGAACCCTTGATCCATTGATTCTCGGATTGCTTGAGCAACACGCTCATCGGTGTATTTCTGCGTTTGGATCGGAGTGGTGGATTTTTCTACAACGCTTGTCGGAGTTTTCTTTACATCTGGCACAGTTATAGGAGGAACTGTCGTCTTACCCTGTGCTGCGTTGTACGCTGCTAAAGCGTTTGCGTTAGCTGCGGTTTCAGAGTCAACAGTTTGGTTAGAACTTGTGCCCAGTTGCTCACGAATGGCCTGATAGTCAAATGGCCCAGGCGTAAAGGTGAACTGACCACCCTCTACTTTGGGAACATCAAACAAAAGCGATCCGGGTGCACGAGACAAGAATCTTTGTGCTCCAACACCCATGTCCTCGCGGCCAGCCAACAGGCCAGGGAATTGGTATAGCGGAGCAGAGCCACGAATTCCCTGAGTGCCGCCCGAGACTAATGCTAATGCTCGATTGAACTGGGTATCACTAACCCCATAGTTAGCCAACGCTCCTTGACGGGCCTGATCTAGCGTAAACCCTTGCGCCAACGAGTCTCTAATGGCTTGAGCAACTCTGGCATCAGTAAATGTCGTGTTGTAGTTAGTGGACTGAACTTGTTCAAGTGCCTTATCAAAGTCTGCACTTGAAAGGCCAAAGTTGGTCATCGCACCCTGACGAGCCTGCTGGACCGTAAAGCCTGCATTCAGAGCGTCTCGGATCGCGCTTGTTACTTGAGGGGTCGTGTAAGTAGTTGCCGCTGGAGCAGCGGTCGGGACTACCGCTCCACGGCCAATCTGCTCGTTAATCCCTGCCTGATTGATAGCAGGGAAATTCTCAAGAAAGTCTGCTTGCGTCAAGCGCAGCTGCTTTACCAGATCGTTAAATGATCCGTAATTGCCGGTTTGTTGAGCATTGACAAGCCGAGTGGCAAGTTCGTTCTTTTGAGCGACTGTTAGTGCCATGATTTACCCCGGAATTTCGATGTTGCCGCTGATGCCTGCGCCGATCTTCGCTGCCTTCAGTTGGACCTCAGCCTCGAACTCTTGGCGCTTCAGATCCAGTTCAGCCGCTGCCTTCTCTCGAGCCAGTTGAATCTCTGCTGCGGCCTTCTCGCGCTTGGCTTGAATATCCGCGATTGCCTTCTGTCGGTCAATCTCCAACTGAGCTTGAGCCTGCATCATCATCGCTTGGATGGCAGGATCAACCTGTTGCTGCTGCGGAGGCGGGTTTGACAGAGCCTGGTCAATCTCAGGAGTGATCGGCTTGAAGAAGGTCGCCGAGTCCTTGAACCCTGCTGCCTCAATCATCCGTCCCAGAGTGTCTCGGTACTGAGCCACAGACACAAGAGGATTGGCCGGTCCAAACTGCTGCAGGATGCGCTCTTGCTTGTCGAGGATCATCGCCAACATAGCCATCTGCTCTTGGCGGTTACCAGTTCCCAAACCCACAGAGATGGTCACATCGTACTGATTCGACCATTCACGAGGGTCCATCGGGATGTATTCGCCGCGCATCCGAATCAGGCGGGGCTTGTCTTGGTACTTACACAGAAGATGCAAGATGCCCTTGAACAGTGTCTTTACGCCTGTCTCTGCAAAGACCCGAGCGATGAGTTCCAGCTTCCCTGATGAGGCGCTTTGGAATGCCGCTACAGCTGTGGCGGTGACATTCTGAAGGATGTTCGGGTCCAGGCCTTGGCTTGCGTCTGAGACACCAGTCCGCTTTGCCTGAACTTGATCCAGATACTCCAGCATAGGAAAGGCTTGATTCGCCACTGGCTGGACGGCCATCGGAACCACAGCATTCGGGTTCTTCATCCGAACAATCCCGCCAGGAGTCATCGTGGATAGATCGTCAAGGTTTACTTGACCCTCCACGGCCCCGACTCGAGCATTGTTCGTCAGATACAGGTTATCCAGCATCTGCCGAGTGATCGTGGACTTCTGGAGTTGGATGTCCATCGTCTTGTCTGCGAGAGACAGACCATAGAACTTATGCGGAACCGGGATCGGGCACAGAGCATGGAACGGGATGTAATCCGTTTCACTCATCTCTAGGATCTTGGAACCTGCGTACCAAACCTGAAGAAGCTCGGCGATCCCATCATCGTCCATGTCAGCACGGACATAGCACTCGTAAACCTCGACCTCCTGCATGGAAGGATCGTAGGACTCTTGATCCGATGGTTGTTCGCCTTCAGAGAATCGTGCCACTCGCTCAGGACTGAATGACAGATCATCGTAGGTCGGGAGGTTCTGCACCATATCCCAATCGAACCCCATTGCCACGAGATCGGACCTGGGAATCAATCGGCGATGAGCCGTGAAGGGAGAGTCTTGAATCGTCCGAGCGTTTTTAGAGATCAAGAACTCCTCGGGTGGAACATTGACAATCCGCACCTGGCCGATCTTGTTCTTGCGCCGAGTTTGAACTGAGTGCGAGGTCTGCACCAAAGGCATCCCGTCCAACCCGATAGCAGGATTTCCCATCGGATCAAGGATCGGCGTGGAAACAGACTCCTGCGCGATGATCTCTCGCGTCCCATCAGACATCAGCATCGCCAGCTCTTCGTCTGACAGATTCTGATAAGACTCCTTGATTACATCGTAAGAGTCATCCCAATAGGCTTTGACAACGCCAACCTTCTCAAGGAGTGCGTCCTTGAACCAGTCGTGCATGATCGCAAACCCACGGTTGTCCTTGTAGAACACCCAGTTCGCGTAATCAGTGGCTTGTTTGGCTTTCGGCTCATCGCCTGGAGCAACAGGCTCAAACCTCACCACATCATCAGATGCGGTGAAGATACGGATCAGCTGAGGAAGCGCCCCATCAATGACTTCGGCAACCTCTCCCGTTACGATCTGGGAGCGGCCCTCGATCTCATTCCCGTACGGATAGCGAAGGTAATACTCCAGCGCCCTCGTGCGTTGTTCGGTTGTCTCCGTCTGGAGATAGCCGATTGCCCCGTCTATTTCGGCCTCGAGTTGTGCTTTCAGCGCGTTCTCGTTCATGTCGTTCCTCTAACGCCTTGATGCGGCGTTCAAGTTCAGCTATCCGCTGCGGGAGATTTCCTTGGGTTGAGATCCACATCACACAATCCATCGAATGTTTGTTTTAAGCGGCTTATCCCATGAGGAGGTCTCGCTTATCCCAACAGCCATGTACCGGAAAGCATCCGATGCGTGGCTGGCCCAGTCGTGAAGTGGCTTGTCGTAGAAGACATTCCGCTTCTCGTCATACTCTCTTCGATAGTTGCGAAGTGCGTCCAACCCTAGTCGTACTTGAGGGACATTGAACCAGCACTTGGGCAAGATGCGCCTGACTGCCTGAATCCCGTCTGCTACCGACAAGCGTGGTGCGACAGTGATCTGTAGGCCAGCCTCTTGGAGCATTTCCTTGCGGCTGCGTCCCGTGCCGAGTTCCCTGACCTCCACATCGTGAGGGAGGATGTGCTCGGCGGTGTGCCATCTGTTCTCTTTGATCCAGTTGACATACCAATCCAATCCGACCCCGTGATTTTCCACGAAATCTAAGACTCTGTACTCCTGATTTACCGCTTGGATCACCCAAATCGCAGTCGAATCAGAAACGCCTAAGTCCCAAGCCGTGTAAGTCCTACAAAGGTCGTCCCGGTCAATGTGACACAAACGGCCCTTTTCTTCAAGGTCGTTGATAAGGGAACCGTAGTAAGAACCCTCCACCGCAGCATTGAAGGAGCACTCGAACTCTTGGTTGAACTTGTCCTCGCCCATCTCCTTACGGGCTGCTTTGAGTTCGTTCTCGTCTATGAGCTTGGTCTGTGAGGCTTTGAACTCCAGCAGTCCCCAGTCCTCTTCGTCCTCGGCCTGGTCCCTCAGGGCTTTGAAGTGGTTGTTTCCCTTTGGAGTCCCCAGAAACAGCGCCCAACCCAGTCTGTCTGAGAGCGCAGGACGAATGATGTCGGTCCAGATCTTGGGGTCTTGGTCGCCGATCTCGTCCAGAATCACGCCGTCAAAGTATTGGCCCCGCAGCGAATCAGGGTTGTCTGAGCCGTAAAGCTGGATTCTCCTGCCCCAAAAATCGGTCCTAAGCTCCGAGATGTTCGGGGTTGCCTTGAGAGGCTCTGTGTACTTTAGAAGGTAGTCCCAGGCCACCCGCTTGGCCTGCCCGTAAGTAGGGGCGATGTAAGCGTACCTTGGAGCCTCTCTTTGATTCTGGATCGCTTCCTTGATGATGTGGTTCAGGGCAGCAACTGTCTTTCCCATTCTTCGGTGAGCCACTACTACCGAAAAGCGTTTCTCGGCCATCATCTTATGGATGGCGAACTGCGGCTCTCTAGGAGCGTAGGGAATGATTATTTCTCTTCGGCCCACTTGATTACCATTTCAATGGACCCGCCATCAGTCCCGCTTACCTCAGTCCGGGCCAGCTTAGGAATGTGGTACTCGATTGCCTTGAGATAAAGCTCTGCCGCCCTGCCGGGGTCTGGCTTTGTTTTGGCATCGCCTTCTGCGACTCTTTCAAGCCATTCAGCGAACTTAGGAGCGTTCTGCTCTGCCACCATTGCGATCATCTCTCGCACATTCTGGGTGGTCTTATTGGGCACTCCCTTAATGCGCCCCATACCTGCTGCGGGAGGCTTGCGCTTAGTAGGTGTCAATACTTTGTTGTCCATTTCCGATTCCTTTCGGGCCATCGAGCTATATCTAAGTCTATCACCCAGCAGTCAAAATAAGATCGCTTAGGGTTTATCCTACTATGCGTTGCGCGTAACAAAGGCCAGAATATGTGGGTCATAGGAGGTGCTTAACATAGCCGCACAAAATTCAACAGAGCGAGTTCGCTTGCTTCGTAAGCGCAAGGCTGAGGCTGGTTTATCAGAGGTCCGTGGTGTGTATGCGCCAGCAGAGTTCCATGCCTCAATCAAGGGCGCGGCTTCTGGCCTTCTCTCATCGTCTGGGCGCGGAGCAAGGGTTGTAGGACTCTTGCTTATGGAGATTGATGGAACGCCATCAATTGATCTTGCTGCATCTCGAAGACTAAGCATTGATGAGGTGATTGCTTTTTTGCAATCAGTTCCAGATAGCGTCAGGGCGACAGTAGCCCAGCTGGAGCACGATTGCCCATAAGGTATTCGTACACACTGTCGATTACTTGCTGATCCACAAATTCCGAGACTTTCTCTTTGCGCTTCTCTAGCGCCCCAAGAGTCATGGAGTGGATCGCATCATCTGCCTTGCCTGGATACTTTGCCTTCATTTCTGCAAAGATAGCGCCATAAGTCTTCGGCATCAATACTTGTGCCGGGAGGCTCAACCCCATGCTTCCGATGTAATCGCCGTGGAAGTTTGCTGGATATGCTCGGTCAGTTGACGGACTGATGCCCCTCTCTGGCATGGCTCGAACTACCGTGTTCCCCATCATGCCCTTTGGAAGACCCATAAGGGCTGGATCGGTGATCGCATTTGTGATGTCTTCTCGGTTGAAACCAAACTGCTTTTGATTTCTGACCTTGAACATTTCTTCAGTAAATGCCTTACGGAAATTACCAGGCGTTCCTTTTGCCTCAAAACCTGCGCCAGTGAACAGTTGGGCCTGCCCCTCCGGGGTCATAATTCCCTGAAAGTTTTGGAATGGCCGCACTAACCCCTGTGGCGTTGCTACCGGAGCATTCCTCAATGCCTCGTCCAGCTGCGCGATGTCCTTCTTTGAAGGATTGGCTTTCTTAATAAGCTCAAGCAAGATGTCTGTCGGCATCGTGCTGAAAAACTCACTATCACGCGACATGGTGGATGGCATGAAAAACACATCCCCACCACCACCGGCCCGTGCGTTTTCGATCTGCGCCTGAGTGAAGCGATCTACAACCCGCTTTGCGATTGCGGTTCCAGAGGCCCCGGCAACATCCTTTTCCATATGCGCCAAGTCTCGGGCATAGTCTTGGCCCCCAGTGGTGATGACCGGGGTAGGGAGCTTCTCGTCTGAAACGCTTGAGATTTTGTACCCGCGACTCGTTGAGTCCCACGGCCCAAGCATAATGCTTGTGTCTTTAAGGTCTTCAATCTTGACCTCAGTTTTTGGGGCCATCTTGCCCACAAGCTCGGACTTAAATCGCTTACCAACCCTTGCGTTTGGGTTGAGCGGCGTATGCAATAAGTAAACGGCTTTTCCTGCGCCGAGAGCTGGAGCGGCGAATCTAACCGCATTCTCGTAGAAGTCTTTTTCAGTTGGAGTTGCGTTCTCAGGAGCATCTGCCCCCAACAGCCCACGGGTAGCCGCGCCACGAACCCCACCGCCAAACAGACGCTCCTTGTTGATGCGTCCGTATAGCTCTTCCATCAGCGTGAGAAGTCCCGGCATCGGCCCAGCCATGATTACCTCTTTTTGTTTCGCTCGCTGATTGCCTTTGCTTTCGCTTTGGCATCTGCTTTAGAGTTGGCCCCCCATGCCTTCAGGCTCAGGAGGAGTCTCGTGGGGCTTCCGTCTGGCTTCTTCTCAGGCCCAGGCATATTTCCCATCCTTGCCAGGAACGATGCTCGTCTAGGGTTATCCCCAGTCTTTACCGGAGGCTTCAGGTTAGAACCAGGGTTTTCCCGTTCATAGGACTTACGGCCCTTTTCGTTCAGGCCACCCTTGGGGTTCTTTCCCTCTTTCTTTTGCCAAGCACTCATTTCTTTGCGGTCTTAGCAGCGGCTTTGAAAGCAGCAGCAGTCGGGGCGCCCTTTGTTCCGGGCTTCCTCATGCGCTCAGGAGTCTTGCCTGCGGCCTTTTGCTTTTCGATCCGCTCACGCTTGGCGTGGATGTTTGCGTACAGGCCTTTCATTTCTTCTTC